TACCTCGGCGAGCGGGACGCCTCCGGCCGTGACGACACCGAGGCCGCCGCCCGGTACAAGAACTACAAGGTCAGGCTGCACAACGCGCTCGCCGAGCGGATCCCGTCCGAAGGCGGCTTCCTCGTCCCCGAAGTGCTGCGGTCCGAGATCCTGATGGTCGCCCTCGAGGAAGCCGTGGTCCGGCCCCGCGCGCAGATCATCCCGATGGACTCCCTGCGGGTCCCGCTGCCCGCCATCGACGACACGTCGCACGCCTCCAGCGTGTACGGCGGCGTCGTCGGCTACTGGACCGAGGAAGGCGCGGCCATCACCGCGTCGGCGCCGTCGTTCCAGCGGTTCGTCCTCGAGGCACGCAAGCTGACCGCCTACACCACCATCCCGAACGAGCTCCTGCAGGACAGCATCACCCCGCTCGACCGCTGGTTCTCCATGTTCTTCCCCAAGGCGATCTCGTTTTTCGAGGACACGGCGTTCATCTCCGGCACCGGGACCGGCGAGCCGCAGGGGTTCCTGAACGCCCCCGGCGCGATCACCGTCAGCCGCGGCACCCAGTACCACGTCCAGTTCGCCGACATCGCCAAGGCCTACGCCCGGATGTGGCCAGCGTCGCTGGGCAAGGCCGCGTGGTTCTGCAGCCCTGACGTCCTGGTGGAGCTGCTGCAGCTGGCCCTGTCCGCGGACGGGTCCGGCACCACCGTGGCGCCGCCGCTGTGGCTGCAGGCCTACCAGGCGACCGGCACCGCGGGCGGCGGGAACGGCGACGGCCGCAACTACATGCTGATGGGCCGCCCGCTGATCGTCAGCGAGAAGCTGCCGTCCAGCACCAGCAGCAACACGACCACCGCCGGGGCGCTGACGTTCGCGGACCTGTCGTACTACCTGATCGGCGACCGCATGACGATGCAGATCGCCTCCAGCGACCAGTACCTGTTCGCCACGGACCAGATGGCCTACCGGATCATCGAGCGGCTCGACGGGCGGTTCTGGCTCCAGTCCCCCATCACCCCGGCCGGCACCGGCGGCCAGACCCTGTCCCCGCTGGTCCTCATCGACACCCACTGACCTGCGGACATAGGCGCAGCAACTGACGTGGCGGCCCGCCGCCGGAAGGAAGGTTATTCGTGGCAATCGAAGGCCTCGGGTACAGGTTCAATTTCGTGCCGATCGCGGCGGGGACGCTGATCAGCCTCAAGGACTGCTCCGGGATCACCTTCGTGGTCACCGGCAACGACACGTTCACCCTCGCCTCGGCGGGCACGTACAACGGGGCGGCGACGAACCTGGCCGTGATCACCGACTACTTCACCTGCACGTCCACCAGCGGCGCAGCCAAATGGGTGTCCGCGGTCCAGGCAGCCGCCGCGACGCTGTCCATCTCCTCGGGCTCGGCGGCGTTCTACGTCGACGCGGCGGCGATGCCCGCCTCCGCCGAGTACCTGTCCGTATCGGCAGCCGCGTCGGGCCTGGTGTACGCGATCCCCGACGGGCTGCTGGTCCAGCGCGGCCCGGCGAGCCTGCGCCAGCTCTCCGGCTCCAGCTCGTAAGGAAGGCCAGGACTCATGGCAGACACCAAGATCAGCGCGGCCGCCGGGGAGACCGGCGGCCCGGCCGAGACGCAGGACCTGCTGACCCAGTTCCTGCGGAAAGACGGCCTGTACGTCACGCCGTTCTCCGCCATCCCGGCCGCCGTCCCGGTGACACCGTCAGGGCAGGTGGCAGGTTACTCCGGTGCCGGCGGCAGCTCAACCGCCGCCGGCGGCGGGCTCCACGAGACACTCAACGCGCAGGGCCTGTACACGCTGCAGGGCGGGGTCGTGCCGGGCTCGGTGATCACCGCCGCGACGACGGTCGCGAACAGCTCGGCCGAGACGCAGCTCGCCGGCCTGACGGTCCCGTCGGGCGACGCCGTCGCCGGGGCGATCTACATGATCAAGATCTCCGGTGTCTACTCCGACACCGGTACCCCGACGCTGGCGTTCGGCCTGCGGTGGGGCGGCGCGGCCGGGGTCTCGATCGCGACGGCCGCCGCGACCACCCTCGGGTCCGGCGTCTCGAACGAGTTCTTCCAGATCGAGGCGCTGATCCAGTTCTGGTCCGCGACGACCGCGATGGGCTACCTCAGCGTCGACCTGGGCACCAGCACCTCCACGAACGCGACGACCCGGCTCACCGGCGCGACCGGCGCGTCCGCCGCGACCGTGGCCGTCACCTCGCAGAAGGTGCTGTCGGTCACCTGCACGTTCTCGGCGGCATCGGCGAGCAACACGATCTCCGCGAACACCGCCTACGGGGTCAGGCTGGCCTGAGCCGTGACGGTCACAGCGGAGCAGGCCGGGCACCGGCTGCCGGCCGCGGGCGAGCCGCCCGCGGCCGGGAGCTGGCGGTCGGCCCTGTACCGGCAGGACGCGCCCGGCGCGGTCCTGGACGGCCAGGACTGGGCGCGGTCCTGGCCTGCGTTCATGCGGGCCATCACCGACGTGAACGACTCGTCGGCCCGGCGGTACATCGCGAACGCGATGAGCGAGCACACCCCCGGCCAGGGCGGGTTCCTCGTCCCCGAGGTGCTCCGCTCGCAGGTGCTCGCCTACATGACGTCGGCGGTCGTCCGGCCGCGGGCGATGGTCCTGCCCATGGGGGCGCCGCGGCTCGCCGTGCCCACCCTGGACAACCCGGTGCAGTCCTCCGGCAATCAGGCGCTCGGCGGCCTCCAGATCGCCTGGAGCGACGAGGGCGCGCCCCTGATCCAGTCCGTCCCGTCGTTCGGCCGCACCGTCCTCGAGGCGCGCAAGGCCACCGCCTACCTGCAGGGCGTCTCCAACGAGTTCTGCGAGGACGCCGCCGGCGCGTTCGGGGACTTCACGGCGCGGGTCCTCGCCGACGGGTACGCCTGGTTCGAGGACGACGCGTTCCTCAACGGCACCGGGGCAGGCGAGCCGCAGGGGCTGATCAACGCGCCGTGCGCGGTCACCGTCACCAGGAATACGTCCAGCCAGGTGCTCTTCGTGGATGTGGTGGCCATGTTCAAGGCCCTGCACCCGAAGGCGAAGCAGCAGGGCCTGGCGCCGGGCGTCACCCATGTCTGCTGGCTGCTGTCCAGCTCGGCGATGGACCAGATCCTGGAGCTCAACTACCAGGTCACCATCAACGCCACCACGACCCCGATCCCGCCGCCCGGCTGGTTCTCCATGGGCGACGGCCTTCAGGTCGGCCCGAACATGCTCGGCCTGCCCGCCTTCGTCACCGATCATCAGCCCGCCCTCGGCACCGCAGGGGACGTGATGCTCGCCGACCTGTCGCAGTACCTGATCGGCGACCAGCTGGCGATGACCGTCGAGCGGTCCGCAGAGGGCTCCGGGTTCCCCAGCGACACCAGCAACTTCCGGGTCCGGAGCCGCCTCGACGGCCGGTACTGGGTCCAGTCCGCAACCACCACCGAGGCGGGCCAGTCGGTCTCGCCTGTCGTGGTCCTGCACTGAGGAGACCTGAGATGGCGAAAACCGGCAGGCACACCGGCCCCTCGCACGGCACCGGGCGGCAGCATCCCGGCTACGGCGAGCAGATGCACGCCACAGTGCATCCGGCCGACGGCACCATGTCCCCGCCCGTCAGCAACGAGCCCGCAGACGGCCAGGCGCCCGGTGACCCCGTCGAGACGACTGCAGACACAGCCGAGACGGCGAAGCCGAAGCCGTCGCTGTCGCGCGGCAAGCCCGCTGAAGGCGGCTGATGGCCCTCGCCTACGTCACCGTCATCCTCGACCTGTACGACGGGTCGGGGAATTACCCCGTGTCCGGGACCGCATCGTTCACGCCGTCGGCGGTGCTGACCGACGCCGGGGTGGAGATCACCGGCCAGCAGCCCGTCACCGTCGCGTTCCGCGCCGGATCGCTGCCCTCGGTGAGCCTGCTCGCCACCGACACGCCGGGACCGCAGCCCGCCGGGTGGACCTGGGGCGTCACATTCGCCGGGATCACCGGCGCGCCGGCACCGTTCAGCTTCTTCCTGCCCTCCGCCGCTGCCTCGTTCACCGCGGCGGACGCCGGCCCGTGCGTGTTCACCGTCGCCGGCGCGGCCCCCCTGAACGGCACCGGCGTGCAGCTGGCCGGCGGCTCGCTGCCTGCCGGGTTCACCGCGGGGACCACGTACTGCGTCGTCTCCTCGACCGGGACAGGCGGCACATTCGAGCTCGCCGCGACCCAGGGCGGCGCGGCGCTCGCCAGCACGTCAGCCGGCTCCGGGACCGTCACCGCCGTGTCGCAGCTGCTCAGCAACCTCATTCCCGTCTCGGCGGGCAGCACCTTCGCGGCGTACATGCCGCTGGCCGGCGGCCAGTTCAGCGGCGCGGTCGAGCCCGGGACCGCGGCGCTGGCAGACGGGCCCTCGATCCCGGTCGACGCCACCAGGGGCAACCTGTTCCGGGTCACCCTGGCCGGGAACCGCACCCTGGCGAACCCGTCCGGCGGGACCGACGGGCAGCTGATCCGCATCGAGGTGACACAGGACACCGCCGGCGGCCGGACCCTCAGCTACGGCACGGCCTACGACTTCGGCCAGGCGGGACCCCCCGTCCTGTCGGCCGCGCCGGGGGCCATGGACGTCCTCGGCCTGGCCTGCGACGCCGCCGCGGCGAGATGGCGTCTCCTCGCGTTCGCGGGGGGCTTCTGACATGACCTGGCGACGTGAAGAGGAGCCTGCCTGATGGCCGGTGACGGGATCAACTGGAACGCGCACGCGACCATCGCGGCGTACAGCGCCGAGCAGGCCGCATGGGCCACGGAAAGGCTCGGCCACGAGCCGTCAGGCGCCGAGCTCGCCGCCCTGTTCGCCGCACCGGACCTCGGCGTCACCGAGCA